GTTTGAGCACCGGTGTCCGCATAGATCGCTTTGGCCTTCACACCTAGTTCGTCAGCGATGATCCATTCGTCTGATCCCAGCGGTGGCTTGAAGTGATCGTGTCCCCACAAGAACTGTGGAGCCTTTAAGAACTCAGATAGAACACAGCCGCTTGGAATCATCACATCACCGATCCGGTCAGGATGCCGAGTATTGACGTAGGTGATCTCTGCCCGTTCCCCTTCCTCGATGCCAGCCGGTTCTCGCGCGGACACGTTCCTCTTCACATCCAGATCGTCGACCGCATGTCCTTCTTCTTTCGCTAAAGCTAACAGACCGTCCTTCATCGGATCAGGAAGCGATTGAATCAGTGTCCCAAGCTTGAGCAACGTCTGCATCTGTTTTCCTCCTACGTGAATACCGTGACCAAACCACACCGGCAATCGGGGTGAAGCGGAGGACCTTCAACGATATCATAGTCAAAGACCAGCTTCGATCCGTCCACCTCTAGTTCATCCCCGAGTTCATAAAAATTCTCACTCGGCTTCACTGTCTTGCCATCAACATCCAAACAGAACGGGCAAGCATCTCCTGCCGCATCCCATTGAAGTCCCATCACCACTTTACTCTTAGCGACCATCTTCCGATAGCCAGCTGTGTAACACCGAGCCGATTCTGTTCTCGCAACCATTTCAGCTCTGCTTTTCTTCCAAGTACGAAAGAGCTTTGTGATCCTTTTCTTCAGTGCAGGAACAGTTTCACCTTTCTTCACTCCCGTCGCGAACGATCGTTTGAGCCGATCATGCACGTTCAAGTTAACTGACTTCGCGAATTTCATATCGTGACTTTGAATATACGCGACGGCGTCTGGAGAATCCATCCACTCTGTAAATGCTCCAGCAGCTAAGTCTCCAGCAGCAGCACCTTCCTTAGCGCCAGCAGCCAAGTTAGCAACCATGAACGGCCGCGATAGATCTGCGAGCTGCTTGTTCCACTTCTTCTCGTTGAACTTGAACTTAGCCACTATTCGATGCTCCCAACAACTTCTCGTTCCATCCGGTCAAACACTCCCTCGACCGTGTTCTTGAATTCCTTTAGACGAACAGGTTTCGCCCAATCCTTGACCGAGATAATCTTTCCTTCACCCTCGTCGCCTTCAGCAGATGGTTTGCCAAATCCAGATCCCGCACTGTTAGACCCTTCGATATATTCATCACCCTCTTCTCCGTCAAGTTCATCCAGTCCCAAGAACCCACGGAACTCGTTCTTAGTAACTGTACCATTCGATTTGAGCGTGACCATCGCTTTCTTCAGATCCATTTCAATATCCGCCGGGACAGGGTTGTCATACGCTACGAACAAACGTTCATCCCATTTGTTGATCACGTGTGCGTTCAATGACTGTTCCTGTCGCCGGCAGCGGGGTAGCGTAGCAAAGCGAGCATAGCGAACATTGTCCGCGAACGATATTGCGCGTGCTGGTGACTTCGCGTAGAATGATTCGGGCATGTCGAAAGCAGAGGCGAGGGTTTTAAGTTCCCAGTTGCAGAGCTCCAGAAACGCCATCTCCCTGGGAGGAAAACCAAGCTCCTTGATATCAATCTCGCCAGAACCGATGAACGGTTTGCCCCGTCCGCCCTTCGAGAGCAGCCGGTACCATTCTTGCGTCAGCTGTCTCCTTCGTTCAGGGCTCATCTGTCCCTTCTTGTAGTTGATCACGAAGTCTGGTCGAGCATCGTTGTCGATCAAAGTCTTCTCGTACTCTTCCAGCGCCCAGAGAATATCGTGTGGTCTGACCGCGGCCTCAAGTGGGCTCAGTCCGTAGAGCTGGCTATTGGGATTGGGATATCGGAAGTGACAGACTTCGTCGTGGGTCAGAGCAACGGAGTGCTGGTCTGTCTTCCCGTAAACATATCCTTCGATCAAGCGGTCTGTCCCTTCAACGATCTTCACGAACTGCGACATGAGCACTTGGAATTGTGTGGGCCGTCCCGTTGTCCCGTTGAGTTCCATCCAGAGGTAACTGTCGCCCGTGAGTTCTTGAAAGAGCGAGATCAATTCCTTCATCTCGAACCCCTCCATGTTCTCGTTGACAGAACTCCAAAGTTCTAAGAACGGGTGGACCGTAACCTCGACAACTTCATCCGCACCGGCGATCTTGTTGTGAATGTTCGGAAGGCTCTTAAGATAACTGTGATGATCCTTCGTGACTGGTTCCAAGTACGGGGAAATAAATTTTGGTTCGTTGGATCTGCGTCGTGCGTATAGGCGTAATGGAATGCACGCGGTAGCAACAGCATTCTTCTTAGCAAAGGTATAAGCCCACATCTTGTTGCGCTTGACGAGCTGAGCTTTATTGGTGGGTGGGAAAGTCCCTTTGATCCGAAAGACCCCTTGACTCCCAACGGCACGGAGGATTTGCACCATGTCAGCCATCTTCGTCAGCAAACTCATGAAATGTCCTCCCCGTGAGACGTCCAAGCCGCATCAGTCTCTATCAACCGTTCTTGAATTTCCTTCGCGGTCTCTGGTCGCCGGATCTTCTTCACCCGTTTCATCTCCGATGCTTCTTCTTCCAAGCTGTGGATCTCAGGATTGATCCGATCGCCGTCCAGGTAGCAGACCACATATCGTTTCTGATCCTGGAAATGGTCCATCGCTTTGACCGGAGCGTCTTTCTTCTCGTCCCAGCTGTAGGATTCCTCTTCCATGATCGCTTCAGAGAAATGTGGTTCAAAAGTAAGCCGAGGCCGGCCGTCCTTTTGCACCTTCATCCTCTCCATCGTAAGCTTGATCCCCATATCCACATCGTTGTTCGCCGGCACCACGAACATCCCTGCATTCTCGAAGTCGGCAATCAGTCCAGCAGCAGACGGGTCGACAACATACACATCGCCGTTCATGGACTTGGCGACTTCGATCAGCTTGCTTGGCAACTGCTTCCTCTTGTAGAACATTCGAAGGCCGTGCATCCTCCCGTCGCCGTCGATACCCCATCGGCAGATGCAAGCAGGATTGGTGAACCCTGGATCGACGCCGACAACGACCTCTTTCCATTTCGTGTTCAATGGCCGGCTCTTCAAATGAACATCCCTATCCCACACTTCTCCGTAGACCAATCCTTCAAACGCAACCCACACGCCGTCAACATACCGCAGCTTGTGATTCCCTGTGAACGAGTTGAGCATCTCGATGTAGTCAGCAGGCAGGAAAGAATTCTCCGTCGACTTAGCCTGAATCAGTTCTCGATTCAAGTGTCCTCTACCTGTCCCGAAGAACCGTTCATGAAGGAAATGGCTTGGACTGCCTGGGTTGGTTGCACAGAATAATTGCCGTTTGTCGTCGATCGTATTCCGGCACCGTCCCAAGAGCATGATCCATTCGTCTTCATCCAGCTCGATAGATTCGTCTACTCCAACAGAACCGATCCCGTGCAATGACCCGATTGCTTCTGGGTTATCGCAACCAAAGTAGTGAATATCCCCTGCACCAAATATATGAATGCGGCGGTCAGAGATGTGGTGATGATAGGATCCTTGCGGTAGGACAGGCGGAAGATCCCCGTCAGGGTAGAGCAACGTTCGTAACGTGGACGACTTCAAACTCACAAGAGTTTTCCTACACAGACCAACTGTGTTGCCTGGGATGGATGCTCTCTCGAGGACCTTAAAACAGAGCGCCCGAGATTTCCCTGCACCAAATGCTCCCGAGTACATGACCTCCTTGACAGCTGATTCGATGAACCGTTGCTGCTTTGGAAGAATTGGTATGCGCAGTTCGTCCATCTTACAAGGAGTCCTTGCAGCGAATCGTCTTCCACGGGTAGATGTAGGAGTTATCGTTCGCGTCAGTGATCTTAATTTGAATGTAAGCAGAAGCTACGTTGGTAGGAACTGTCGAGGTGCAGCAATACAGTCCAGAAGCAGCAGTAGTGACCGTGCCCGTATAAGTAGTAGCACCAGCGGACGTTGCTCCAACCTTAACTTCGACGACGACGGTATCTAGTCCTTGCGTTGTAGAGGAATCCACCATCGTCTGACAGTTGGTCAGTAAAAGAGTAGTATCCGTGTAAAAGGTTCCGCTGATCGTCTCTTGAGCTTCCCCTCTCGTGTTCGTGAAGGAACAAGACACGGGACTTACATCATCAGCACTGATGACCCGTCGACTCACACTAACAGCAATCAACACGATGAACAGATATGCAATCCATCTCTTCAGTTTCATTTCTTTCTCCTCTTGACTCGACGTTTTACTGGAGTAGATTGTTTAGCAGGAGATACCGTTTCAAATATAAACTTAAACCCTCCTCCTTCCTCTTCGGGATTAGATTTGAGCGTAACATCCCTTGGGAGCAGTGGTGCAATAATCCGTTCATAGAAAACCACGGGGTTCTTTCTGAAAGCTTCACGAAACTTTTGCCCAAGTAGAACTTGTACGTCTTCTTCCTCTAACATCTTATCAAGAAGACGAAGTGCGAGCACTCGGCCGTGAGGCTTTCCGGTTCCCCGTGGTCTTCCTCCAGGATTCCCTGACTGTCCTCTCTCCCAAACCATTCTTTCTCCTGTATCTTCTAAAACAATCCCCGTTGCAGAGGCCACATTACGTGCACACGGTACTCGTTGTCCATTAAAAAACCTTAATCTGACCCCAACACACGGGTTTTAAGGATGTGGATTTGAGCACGAGGAACATAAGAACAG